TCATCGCTTTGCGCTCAGCAGGCCCGCCTTGGTGAGCGCGCCGGACAAAAAATCGTTTTCCAACGCCAGCTCGCCGATCTTGGCATGTAACGCCTTCAAATCGACCGGCGTCTCGGCCGATGTCTTGTCATGCCCAAACACGCCGGCGGCGCCTTCCAGGAGCTGGTTTTTCCAGATCGTGATCTGGTTCGGATGAACATCAAACAGTTGCGCCAGCTCCGCCAGTGTCTTGTCGCCTTTGACCGCAGCCAAAGCAACCTTCGCCTTGAATGCCGGAGAATGCGTCCGGCGGCTCTTCTTCGTCATCTTCGCTCCTGATTCGCAGCAAGAATCCTCGCCGCTGTCAGGCAGAAAATCCACTCAAGCTACTGTCCGAATTTGCGGGGCCAGCTCTGTGGGCCGAAGGCCAGCTGGTGCTGACCAAGGATGCCCTGACGTACTCGCTGCGTCAGGTCTCCCGCGCGCTCGATGCGTACAGGGAGAAGCCCCATGACACTGGAGCTGGTTCATAGCTCGCCCACCATCGAAATGGAGCAGCGCGTCCTGCGTATGCAGAGCGACGCGCTGATCCTCAAAAACGAGATGACCAAGGCGCAGGCCCGCGCCGTGTTCCTGATCCTGCAGGACGCCCGCGACAATCTTTCGAGGGTGATCGACAGGGCCGAATGGGACGGAGTGATCAAGCGATGAATGAACGTGAAGCCGACATGCTCCGTACCGAGATCGAGCGGCTGATCGGGCAGTATCCCGAGATCGCCGAAGACGAGGTGCTGCGCGCCGACATGCTCGATGGCGAGACCCAGATCAGCGACGTGCTCACCCACCTGATCCGCGAAGGTGAGGACGCGAAGGCGATGAAGGAGGCGACCAAGGCGCGCCAGGACGACCTCAAGGCGCGCGCCCAGCGGTTCGAGCGGCGCGTCGAGTTCACGCGCGATCTGATGCTCGCGATCTTGGATGCCGCCAACCTGCGCAAGCTGGAGCTGCCGGAAGGCACGATCTTCCTGCGCAACAACCCGCAGCAGATCGTCGGCGAGGTGATCCCCGACGCGCTGCCCGACGACCTCGTCAAGATCGAGCGCAAGCCCGACCGGACCAAGATCAAGGACGCGCTGAAGGCCGGGCGCGAGCTGCCCGGCCTCGCGCTCTCGAACTCCCCGCCCTCTGTTGTCGTGACGGTGAAGTGATGTTCAGCGACGATACCAAGGACATGCTCGGCGCGCCGCTCAACCGCGCACAGGTCAAGGAGCGCAGGCAGGGCGGGCGCACGTTCTCCTACATCGAGGGCTGGACCGTTATCGCCGAAGCCAACCGCATCTTCGGGTTCGACGGCTGGAAGCGCGAGACCATCGATGTCAAGTGCGTTTCGGAAGGCCCGCGCGAGATCGGCGAGAGCAAGGTGCCCGGCTATGGCGTCACCTACGTCGCCAAGGTCCGCGTCACCGTCGGCGAGGTCGTGCGCGAGGGCTGCGGCTCCGGGCATGGTATCGACCGCGATCTCGGCCTCGCTCACGAGAGCGCGATCAAGGAAGCCGAGACCGACGCGATGAAGCGCGCGCTCATGACGTTCGGCAATCCGTTCGGCCTTGCGCTCTACGACAAGGAGCAGAGCAACGTGGTCGATCCGGCTGAGCTGGAGGCGTCGGCGAAGCGCAAGTCGTTTCTCGAGTTCTACAAAGCCTCCATCGACGAATACACCGACAAGACCAAGCTGCTGACGTTCTGGAATAGCGACGCGCAGAAGACGGCGCGCCGCAATTACGACCTCTCGCCCGCTGAGGTCGAGATGTTGAAGACGCACGTTATGGCACGCGTCGCCCGGATCGAGGGGGCCTCCCGTGAAGCATGACATGCAGGCGTTCCAGCATGCGCCGATGATGTTCGGCGACGACAACAGGCTGTCGCGCGGCATCATCGTGCGTGTTCCCTGCGGCGCGGAGGAGCGGCTCCCCTACAACACCCACGCGCTGCCAGCGTCTTCGCAGCGCGATCAGGACGCCAACGAAATCCAGTTCGTGCGCCGCAGGCTCTTGCCACGCGGCTGGTTCATCGGCCGCAAGCGCCGCGAGCACCGCTGCCCGAAGTGCAACGCCTACCGCACCACCACGAAGCAGGAAGTTTTGAGGGAGAGGATCGAGCCCATGACGAAGGAGCTGCCGCTGCAGGTCGTTGCCAACAATACCAAGCCGGTCGATGTGCTGCCGCCGCGCGCGATGTCGCGCGAGGAGCGGCGCATCATCTTCGAGAAGCTGAACGAGGTCTATGTCAACGACAAGGTCGGCTACTCCGCGAGCTGGACCGACGTGCGGGTGGCGGCCGATCTCGGCGTGCCGCTGCAGTGGGTCAAGGTGATCCGCGACGAAAACTTCGGCGACGAGGTCGGCAACGAGGACATCCGCAAGCAGCTCGCCGAAGCCAAGGAGGCGCTCGCCCTGGTCCGCGAGCTGGAGCCCAGCATCAAGAAGCTGCTCGCGCTCGCCGACCGCAACGAGCGCTCGATTGCCGAATGCGCAAGGGTCTTGAAGTGATGGACCTCTCCGACCTCGCACGCCGCAACACGATCTCGCTGGAGGTCAAGAAGGGCGGGCTGACGCAGCGTCAGTCTGGCGACTGGCAGCTGCGCCTGACCATTGCCGCCATCGACATGGACAGCCGCATCACGCAGGCCGCGATGGGCACGCGGTTCGCCTGCGTGCTCGTCGAGGTCAACGACGACGAGACGCCGGTCGATCACGCCAGCATGGAGCGCGACAAGTGGCGCGACCTCGGCCCGGCGAAGCAGGCGGGCATGCGCTGCAAGGAGCCGACGTTCTGGGCATTCCTGCGCGAGGAGCTGCACTACGCGGATGTCGCCGACGAGGGGCACGCCGCCGACTGCGTGCGCCATCACTGTGGCGTCGCGAGCCGCAGCGATCTCGGCAAGCCGGGCCGCACGGAAGAACGGCAGAAGTGGCACCAAATCGATTTCGCCTATCAGGCGTGGAGGAACAAGGAAAATGGATAAGCAACGCATGCTGGAGAACGCCGTGATGGACGCGCTGGGCAAGCACGGCGCGACCCTTCATCGAAGGGTTCGAGGCGCTGCTCGCCGTCATCGTCTATGGCGCGATCTCCTCGGGCAACACTAAGGAGGCGACGCTGAAGGCGATCATCACGACGTGGGACGACATGGTGCAGCACATCAAGGCGCGGCTCAACGAGATTCCGGCTGGCGAAGATTTCACGGTGGCGATGTCGGAGCAGGTGAAGGCCGCGATGGCTGAGCACCCGGAGATGAAGGAGACCATGACGGAGATGCTTGCGCAATTGCGTCAGCATCTCGATGGCGTCCGCACCGGCAAGTACGCCAGCCCCAGCGAGGCGCTCGATGCGATGGGCGTGAAGCCGCTGGACCTCGACGACCCGGAGGTGCGCCGCATGCTCCTCGACATGGCCGACGATGATGACGACGAGTCCGGTGCGACGATCAATTGATGCGCGACCCACGGCAGCGTGACGAGGCGTACCTCGCCTACATCCGCACACAGCCGTGCTGCATCTGCGGCGACGACACCTCGACCGAAGCCGCTCATCTGCGCGTCGGTTCGATCAACGATGGGAAGCGGTACGCGGGCATGCAGGAAAAGAGCCACGACAAATGGGCGCTGCCGCTGTGCTCGCGTCACCACCGCGAGAGCCACGCCTACGGCGACGAGCTGGGCTGGTGGCTGAGCTACGGGATCAACCCGTTCGTTCTGGCGATGAAGTATCGCGCACCAGGAGAATGACGGTGAAGAAGCGTTACAGCATCTGGGTGCGCGAGATCGGCAACGACCACGATGTCGAGCTGATGCAGTGCGACAGCAACCCGCAGGCGCTCGCCGATGGACTCTACGCCAAGCACCTGACCATCAAGACCGACACCGCGCGCAAGAAGACGAAGGTCGGAAGGTACAGCTGGGTTCGCATTGTCGATAATCACGCGGAGACGTGACATGGGTTCGATGAAGGATAAGCTGGGCGACACGCCATACACCTACCCCAGCGCGCCGGGATGGAAGGAGGGCGAGACCTCCCGCGAAGCTGCTGAGGAGGTCGCGGGCGGCGCTGAAGCACAGCGCAGGCGCGCCTTCGCCTACATCCGCGAGAACCCCGGTCACACCGCTGACGAGATCGCTGCAGCGTTGCGCGAGAGTGTGCTGACGATCAGGCCGCGCATCTCGGAGCTGCGCAAGATGCAGCTCATCACCAACGAAGGCAGGGGCCGCAATCGGTCGGGGAAGGCGGCACACTGCTGGCGTGTGCGATGAAGCACAAGTTGATCATCCTGCCGATCCCGCTGCCCCGGTGGCTGGAGCTGATCGAGACGCTCACGCTCGCGGAGCGCTCGGCCTTCACCTACCTCGTCGCGGTCTACTGCCGCGACGGCTTCCTGCCGAACGACGACAAGGTGCTCGCGCAGATCGCGCGGGTGAGCCTGCGCGGGTGGTTGAAGATGCGCCCGCGTCTCGCGCTCAAGTTTCCCTGCGAGGGCTGGCGCTGGCCCGAGATCGACGCGACCATCGTGCGCCGGGAAAAAATATCGGGGAAAAGGTCGGACGCCGGCGCGAAAGGAAATTTCATTCGCTTGCATGGCATGCACAACAAACGCCGTGCGTGAGTGCAGCCTTCATTTTCCGTAACCCATTGATAGGACTCGATGCGACCTCAGCAATTGCGTGCGCATTTGCGTGCGCAAATACTGCGGCAATTGCGACGCCTAGAACCTAGACCAAGACAACTACCACCTTCCCCGGTACTGCGCGCGAGGGCTTGCCGGTGAGGAGATTGCGGCGCATAGCGCTCCACCTCACTCACATCGAGGTCGCCGATGCAGCTGCCAATCGACGATGCCGGGCCCACCCAGGAACGTCTCGCCAAGGCGGGCGAATACTTCCAGCTCGTCGGCCGCTCGCGATCATCCCGCCGCATCACCATGCTCGACGACCCGCTGGGGAAGGCGCTGGTGCGCCGGGTTTTGTCGGCGCTCGAATATCAGGCGCTGCGCCGCTATGCGCTGCACTGGGCTGCGGCGGGCCTGCAGGGGCCGCTCAACAGCGTCGATCTCAACCGCATCTACAGCTTCGATCCGGCGTCCATGAGCGGACTGGCGCGGACGGAGGCGCAGCTCGACCACAAGCGCACCTATTACGCCGCGAAGCAGGCAATCGGCTTCCGGCCCTCGTTCGTGGCCGATCAGGTCGCCTGCTTCGGGAGGGGGCTGCAGGAGACCGGCGCGAGCCTCGGGATGCGCTCGCCGTACCGGGCACGGGAGAAGGCGGCCGAACTGCTGGGGGACGCCGGGCACCGGCTCGGGGTGTTCTTCGACGCCTTGCGTTGAGGGGCGTTTTGGAGCAAGTTTTCGCTACTCACCGCACTGGCGCCTCTCGATGCCCCTTGGTGCGCCGGGCCTCCGTGATCGGCGAGACAAGAAAGGCCCGGCCTCAGCAGCCGGGCCTTCAGCGTTTCAGCTGCAGCCATTCCTACACGAAGAACGGCAGCACGCAGAAGACGAGCAAGAACAGGCCGACCAGCGTGTAGCCGAGAGGCCTGAAGACGTAAGGGCCCAACACCTCGTCGCCGATCCACTCGGCAACCTTCGGAAAGCATTCCTGAATGAACGAGGTGGCGACTACGACGATGAATGAACGCGGCCAGCCAATAGTTCATCGCTCGATCTCCGGCAGCTGCGCGGGCGTCACCTTCGCCTGCAGCATCAGGCGCACGAGGATGGCGATGTGCGGCGGCACCATGCCGTAGGTCTCGGCGACCCAACTGCGCACGGTGCGCGGCGTCGAGGCGATGGCGCGCGCGAACGCGGTTTGACGGTTCTCACCGAAGATTTTGGTGATAGCGTCGTCCAGCTCCGCGCCCCTCATGGGAGCATTGAGGGTGGTCTTACGCGGCGACATCGAGCTGCTCATTCGGCTGCAGGCGGGCGATCAGGCGGATGACTTGCGCGGACTGCCACGACGAACCTTCCGCCGTGGTGATGCCGCGCGCATTCAGGTGCGCCGCGATCTGGCGCGACGACTGGCACATGACCGGTTCGATGACCTCGCGCAGGCTCTCGGCAAACGCGGCAGCGGCCTTGGCCTTGTTCTGGCCAGCGTTGGGCGCGCCCAGCTTGGTGCCGCGCGCCTTGCAGGCGACGAGGGCGGCCTTGGTGCGATCAGAAATGTCCTGTCGCTCCTTCTCGGCGACGGCGAGCATGATGTGGAGCTGGAAGTTGTCGGCGTGCGGCATCCCCGCGACGCGGAAGGCAACCCGGCGCGACATCAGACCGGAGCCGAAGTGAACGTCGCGGGTGAGGCGGTCCAGCTTGGCGACGACTACGGTGCCCTTCAGCTTGGTCGCCAGCGCGATGGCGGCGGCGAGCTGCGGGCGCGTCTCAAGAGCATCGGAGCCCTTGCCAGTTTCGATCTCGACGAAGGTCTCGATGACATCGTAACCCTCGGCGGCGGCGAACGCGGCGATGGCGGCCTGCTGCGCCTCAAGGCCTAGACCGGAGCGGCCCTGCTTCTGGGTCGAGACGCGGATGTAGGCGACGGCGGTCTTCATGGGGCGGCTCCTCGGCTGTCGCTTCGTTATAGGAAGCAAATGCCTATTCCGTCAAGTCCCATATATCATGGCGCCGATCATGATGAGCGCGGGCAGTAAGCCCGCCAAGACGATCAAGACCCGAAACCAAAACTCACTCACAAATCAACTCGCTGGGAGGGCAATACTCCAACCGACAATCTCCGCTGAAGCCATCGAAAATGACAAATTACGGACGAAGCCAAGGTTCCAGCTGCACATTGGCTTGTACTTAGGTACAATGACCTAAGAGCTCGCTCTCCAATACGCTGCTGCTCCCTTAGAGAAGTCGAAGCTCGAAGGTTTCTCATTCCTGCACGCATGCCTAAGGGTGGAGAGGGGGCCGCCATGTTTGTTCGCACCACGGATCAACGCCTTCGACCCAACACACTCGGCGATCTCGGCTTTACGAGTGCGCCACATCCAATGGTCAAGCTAAGCGAATTTACGTACCGAAAAGGCAAGGAAATCTTCGGCGAAAAAGAACCGGCCGAGTACGTCTATCAAATTAAACGTGGCGCTGTGCGAAGTTATAAGATGCTATCTGATGGTAGGCGTCAAATAGGCGCATTTCATCTAAAAGACGATATCTTCGGACTCGAGAATGGTGCGAACCATCGATTTACCGCAGAGGCCGTCGTCCAAACCACCGTGTATTTAATGAAGCGAGTAAGCCTCCAGTCCATGGCGGACACGGATGCCGCGATTTCGCGCAACCTGCTTACCATGACAACGGCCAATCTGGAGCACGCGGAAAATCACATGCTGCTTCTAGGCCGAAAGACGGCTGTTGAAAGGGTTGCCGCATTCTTGATTGAGATGGACCGCCGAACCGGATCAAGCAATGTGTCGTTGCCGATGTCTCGGCGCGATATCGCGGACTACCTCGGATTGTCGCTGGAAACGGTTTCGCGCGCAGTGTCTCGATTGCATTGCGAGGGCGTTCTCAATTTTATAGGCAACACCCAACGCGAGATTGTCATCCTCGATCTAAGCAAGCTTCATAGCTTTGATCCGCAAGGATAACTCGGACATCTGGATAAGTGTTTAGCTTAGGGCGGCCCATTGATTGGCTCATTGGGTGCTGGCTGGATGTGTCGTCATGAAGCAGACGGACGAACCACGTCCCGATGAACTACCGGCGCCCGAGCCTTCCCGCTTGGATGAAGCGCGGCGGATCGTGGAGGAATACGCGAAAGATCTGCGCGAAATCATTCAGAAGCTTCGTCGCAAGTTGAACTGACGGCCTTTATGTGGTTCGGAACTCCCAGTTCTCCTTCGATATCTCACTCTGGCCCATCGCGACACGTGGTCGGTATCGGAGCGAAGCGGTCACACGCCTGCTGCGGCTCGCCAAGCCGTTGAGAAATTCAGCGATCTGATAAGGCCAAAGCTGTCCATCGGGCGAATGCCGAAATCATTGCAAACGTCTGGCACCTTCCGATTGGCGCGTTGTTTGCTCGGTTTCGAGATTTCGGCAGTCACGACGCAGCGTTGGTCGGGCGACTTCAATGCGTGCGAAATGAGGAAGGGATCTCTACCAATAATCTCGATTTCTTGATCCGTCAGATCGCGCGCATAGCCTTCTTCAATAACCCGCCGAAGTAGGTCAACGTCTACATCTTCTTCCAGGTCAATGCGTGTAGATGGTCCCTCTCTGAGATCCAAGCGGCGACTTCGTCGGTGCCTTCTCTGATCTCTTCCACCATCTCAAGTGGAATTTTTAACTGACCTTGCGCCCCCTGATGCAGGAGCCAATCCCAAAATTCGGGGATGCGGTCCAACGGATAGTATTCCCTGTTGGCGGTAATAAGGGTGCTGGCATCGAGCAGATGTAACAATCGTCACCCCTGCGCCGCGTTAAAACCGGCCGATCCGGCCCCGACCACGCCGTAGACATTGGAAGCTTTGACGCCGAGAACCTTTCCCGCCTTGGTGGGGGAAAGTATTCGCTCTGCGAGCATGCGACCCGTCAGGTTGACGAGCGCGTCACCTAACCGATGACGCCGCACCACGTAGTAGTTCGGCCCGCCTTCGCGCTCCCGATTTCTTTCGCGTTCCGATGCGCGAGCCGCTTTCCACTGACTACGGAAGAGGGCAGTCAACCGGCTCCAAAGCTCTCGGTCGATGAGGCCTTCTCTTAGCAGCTTGTAAGCGACCATAGAGCGGCTGATGTTTCGCTGTTCTGCGAAGTCATTTATCCGAGTAACGACGCTCTCGAAGCTCGCGCCGCGCAAACCGGCGAGCGTCTCGATCTCAGCAGAAGGAAGAAGGAAGCGGCCCGCAACGTCGTTGCAGAACTGCTCGACGGCGCTCTCGGCAACCGCTCCACTCACTCCTGTGGCACCGAGCCAGATGTGGCACAGCTCGTGGAGCAGTGTGAATGCCCAGGCCGTTTGTGCGTCCTGATCATTGACGACGACAAAGGGCGCGACTTCGTCGGCGAGCGCAAAGCCTCGAAAGGTTTCGACATCGAGGCTCGTGTGATGGCTGCCGAGATTGCCGATGAGCAGCACATAAATGCCAGCCTGCTCCGCTTGATGGCGTAAGTAGGCGAAGCCGCCAGGTTGGCGGTTTGTGCCGCGCCGATAGCGCTCCAAGTCCAAGTTCAGCGTTTCGACAATTGAGGCCAAGACCGCATTAGCCCCTTGACGCATCGTCATCGATCCGACGAAGGGCAGCCTGATCGCCGCATCTTCTTCTTCCAAGGCTTCCCGGACGATTTGCTGTCGTGCGCGAACATCGCGTATCAGAGCATCCACCAACGCGTCCTGGGCTATCGAATGCTCCGGAGGCAGCGTTCGAAAATCCTCACCCCGTTCGGCCTGTGTTGGAGGCGCAGCCATGTAGAAAGCCAGCAAGGGGCGACGATAATGCTTCGCCATGCGAACCAAGAGCGGTCGCGACGGCTCACGCTCTCCAGCCTCTAATGCGGCGAGCCTTTCGGCTCCGGTTACGCCGCGTGCGTCTTTGAGATCGAGTTTAGCAGCTGCGTCCTCGGCCGACAGACCGGCAGTTTCCCTCGCCCAGCGTAGGATATCGGGGTTTACACTTGGCATAGCGAGATGATCGACGCCGCTGGGTTGATAGAAAATTGCGGTTGCCCATCAGCATGCCAGATTCCCAAGGTTCAGGGGATTTAAAATCCAAACATTGGAAGGGGGTGCTGAGCATCCATTATCGAGAGAACATAGGGGCCGCGCCGCCTGAAATCCAGTCGCTTGGCCAAAACTGCACGGAGGACGACTATGAGACGGACGGCGAGGTGCCGGAACCCGGAGGCGCGGGCGGCGCACGACCTGCGGCGCGAACGGCGGGCCGACGAGAGGCGGGCGAGGAGGGTGAGCCTGCTTGACTGGGGGCGTCGGGATAGCCAGCCCGAGCTGGACGAGCTGCCGCTCGGGGGCACACCGGACAGCCCCATGCTCCAGTTGGCAGCCCCTTTCATGCGTCCAGGCGCGGAGCGCTGAGCGATGGCACCCTTCAAGCAGACCACACTCCCAGCCCACTACAGGGGCGGCCAGACCTTCGGCAGGCCGAGTGACTACCGACCGGAGTATTGCGACATGGTCGTCGAGGCCATGACCAGCGAGGGACTGAGCCTGACAGCGTTTGCCGGACTGATCGGGGTGAGCCGGGACGCGGTGTATGATTGGATAAGGGCGCACACGGACTTTAGCCACGCCGTGTCTCGCGCACGAGCTGGCCGCGTCCTGTACCTCGAACGCAAGCTGATGCGTGCCCGAAAGGGCGCAGAGACCAGCGCCGCTGTGTTTGCGTTGAAGAACGCTCAGCCCGACGAGTGGCGCGACGTGCGCGCTGTCGATCACCAGCACAACGTGAAGGTCGAAACCCTCACCGATGCCCAGCTCTACGCCATCGCAAGCCAGAAGGCGGGGGCGCATGGCACTGTGATTGAGGGGGAATACACCCGAACAGCCGACGAAACGACACAGTGAAACGGACGTTTCAGTGTTGCACCTGCCTCGGGCTGTGACGTGGTGTGGTTGCGTCCCGGTGACGTGACCAGCTCGCATCAGGTACGACACATGCGAGCGCATCGGAATAGGTGAGCAATCCCAAGGGGGGGGGGCCGTGCCCCTCTGCCAGGGGGACCGGGGTGGAAAAATCTGGTCGGGGAAGCATGCTTTTATTGACACCCCCCTCGATGTCACCGCCAACTTCAGAATGTTCGGGCTGGGTCAGCGCCTCTGGTCAGCGCAAATCTCGAAAAGGTCGCGAGCGAGAGAAGAGATGTTCACCTGGATACGATGCCCCAAGTGGAACAAATGTGCACTTTGATACTTAGTGACTCGCCTCGGCAGGGTGAGATCATGAACTTCTTCAGCAGCGACAAATTTTCAGGACCGGAGACCCGGGAAGACAGGCGTTGCCGCTGCGGCGCGCAGCCGCGACTAGCGCGCACGATGATGGACCCGGTGCACGGCCTCACTGTCCGCATGTTCGAATGCCAGTGCGGCGAGCGCAGTTGGACCGAGGACAAAGAGTAGGCCGTCTGAGGGCGTCGTTTTTGCTTTTTGAGGCTCTGCGGCCACACAACGAAACGGCCTCGCGCATCGCCGGGGCTGGAACCGGATGCTGAGGCCGTTCGGCGCAGCCGAATCAGCGCGCATTGCCGGTTATTCCCGATCTGCGAGGAGGGCGCAACACAGGAGATTGCAGGTGTCCTAAAGAGGAGCGCCCCAGCGCCGTGTCACCGGACGCGTTGGGGCAAGTTGACGGTCGAATGCCTCTTGTGTGGGGCTTGGGAAAAGCGTTGCACCGCAGGGACGTTCCTAGCGAGCGACCGCAGAACGAAAAAAAGGCCCCGCTAAGCGGGGCCCTGGGTAGTCGACGTTGCGTTACTTGGAGCGCTGATGGACATGGAGGCCCACGAGCAGCATCATTTTGACCAAGGGGGCGGGTTCCGTCAACCGTGCGCGTGGTTTCGCGGGCGCAATTTCTACGTGATGCCTCGATAGCGGGGCCAGTTCGCCAATCGCTTGGCTGCATCAGCGATCTCGTCGGGCGAATTGATCTGCAATCGCGCAAGCAACCGGATCTCTGCTTTGCGACTTGCTCCACGGTTCCGCCGAGCTTGACCGCGATCTGCGCGTCAGTCTTCCCGGCAGCCAAGCGCCTCAAGAACCGTTTCTCGCGTGGGCTGAGCAAGTCGCGCATCGTGCGTCCCCGCCGCCGACAACCTCGCGCATTTTGTAGCGCCGTTTTCGCGGCACGTACATGATCACCGCGCGACGGCCCCAAGCGTCCGGGAGGCTGGGACAGATGCCGAGACGCCGGGGCCGCGAGCGCGCCGAGATAAGCCCCAGCGCACCGAAGTGAGCATGCTCACCACCGCCTGTTCCATCTGTTCACTTGTATACAGTAGGCGTCTCGCCCCAAGTCTATTCTTGTCCGGCGAGGGCCCTCGTGAACGAGCGAATGTTCATCGTGCTAATTATCCTGGCGGGCATGATTGCACCGGCATTGATGGTCCTAGCACTGCTCTATCGCTGACGCACAGCCTTACGGTGCCTGTCGCTAGCTGGAGCCGCACTTCGAGCAAAAGCTGTGACACGGGCCCGAAGCGCGATGCAAATGCTGGTCGAGCGCCAGCGTTCCTGTTGAAGACGTGTCGGAAGGCGAGCTATCTCCAAATTTAATGTAGCAACATAACATTTGAGAGCGCGCGGACGAACCGAAAGCAGAGAGTGACTTCAGTGCGCTTGACAAGCCGCGCGCTCGCGGCCCGGCGTCCCGGCTCCTGTCCTAGGCCTCCCGGACGTTTGGGGCCGCAGCGCGCTGGAGACGCCCTTTTAGCCGGTGAAACTTCGGAAGGCAGAGATGACCTACACCATCGGGTTTCGGAGGCGAAGCAATGTCGCGGTTTTAACGACCGAAGTTCCGACGGCTAACCATGCGCTTGCAGTCATCGCAACCGTCGAACAGTCCGTGGGCAAGCTCGACTTCATCAGGTCGCCGCAGGAAGGCGACATCGGCATTGAAATGCTTAGGGTGCTGGCAAAAGAAGAGGCCGAGGAAATGTCTCAGACTGCCTTCTAAACCTCTCTCATGGGCGTCCAAGCGTTAGGTCGCAGGTTCGATCCCTGCCGCAGGCACCACCATGTTTCTCCAGATCACCGCGCCGCACTTCTGTGCAGTGGCGATGTTACTTTCTTCTCGCGTCCCTTGATCAGCTCGCGAAACGTCGCTTGACCGCGCCGCGATTTGGCCCACGAGCGCGTTCGTCGATGACGGACACTGTGTTCGTCGATAGCGAATGACACGGGCATTGATCTACATGGCTGACGGTGTAGATCTAAGCCGGGCGCTGGAGATCTCACCCCATTGAAGACCAAGCAGTGATCATTGAAATTCTGGCCCAGATCATCTTACAGCTGGCATGGTACTGTTCGGCGGTGTTGTGGCCGAGACTGCGCAGAGAACGCCAGCCGGCGCTTCATGAATGGCAACCTTTCGAAGGAAGCGATGGGAGCGAGCGTTCCGCGATCCGTGCGCAAGTGGGTGAACGGCAAGCTGCCGGTGCCGCGCCACATCGAACTGCTGGTCAACCTGATGCTAACACTGGACCGCAGCCATGAGCGACCAGACATTCCACGTCATGATGGCAGTACTCTTTGTCCTCGTGAGCGGCGGCTATTTCTTGGAAGCCATGCGCCAGCTCGACCTCGATGCCTACGGCGCGAGCGACTTCCGCTATGCGCAGGTGCTCGCTGAAAAGCTCATAGGCTGGGCCATCATCACAGCGTTCTTCGCGTGGCTATGGCTCTGAACTGGACTGCCCGCTTAGGCCTCATCGCCCAGGGCGGCAAGATCACGGAGGCCGCGCCGATCCTGAAGTGGGCAATCGGAAAGACGGATAACGAGCTGCGCGCATACTGCGCTCGTAAGAGTTGGCGCGTGCGCGAGATTTCTGAGCATCTCACCCAAATTCCGTAAGTCGAACTATTTACGACACGGGCGACTTGTGCGTATTTTTCGGCAAGCCCCGACATGCCGCTTCTGGTCGCCCCGGAGCGGTGTCATCGGGGCCTTGTCGGGCAGTGCAGCCTCAGCCCCCCAGCCCAATCTGCACTGGCCCGGCTCCAATCATCGAGGACAGACGATGATGTGCGAGCGTTGCGAAGCGATGGAAGACGGGCTGCAATCGATTGTGCAGTGGTCTGAAGCCTATCCTCTCTCTGTTTTCCCCGAACCCGATCTGAAGAAGGCGCGCGCCGCGCTGGAAGCTGCAGGCATCAGCCTCGACAGCATCTCAGCGCACTGCATGCGCCACGTCATCATGTCGGTCGGAGAGATCGCGCGGAGGGCACTGCGTCATGACTGAACGCAGCCAGACGAACGCCCAGATCGCGCGGCTCGAGGCCCGCGTCACGGTGCTGGAGCAGGTGATCTTCCAGCTAAACCCGTCCGCGCTCCGTCCGAACATCGACAGCGTCGAGGCGGTGAAGAATTTTCTGCGCAAGCACGACATCGACACGCTCTCGCCGCACGTCGCGCGGTTTCTGAGCGACCAGCTGCCGGTCGAATGGCGCGCGCTCGCCAACAGCGCGGGCGCAATCCGCACCTTCAAGCTGCTCGCGCAGAACGTCTCGATCATCGACGCCCGCAAGAGGTTATCGTGAGCCGTGACGATCTCATCGACATCCTCCGCGACGAGCTGAAGCGCCAGCAGCGCGACCGCAAGGTCTCTCTGGTGCCAGTCGAGACGCCCGACAAGTTCGAGGTGATCGGCGTCATCGATGTCCACGCGCTCGCCGACGCCATCGCGCGCGAGCTGCCGTCATGACCGAGTCCGCGCACGACCTGCGTCTCGTGTGCGACTTGCGCAAATATCGCTCTGCGCAGGAGCAGAGGGTGATTGATTTGCTGTTCGCCAAGCTGATGCGCGGCGACAGGCGCGGGTTCGAGCACTCATTGCGCAGCCGCACCGCCGCAGCTCTGCGCCGTCGCGGCGTGATCACGGTGGAGCGCAAGCAATGAACGTGATCGTGTGCGGCGGGCGCACCTTCGAAAACTACGCGGCGGTCAAGAAGTATCTCGACATGCTGCACGACCTTCATCACTTCACGCTGCTGATCCACGGCAGGGCGAAGGGCGCGGACACCTGCGCGCATCGCTGGGCGGGCGAGCACAAGGTGCCGGTCGAGATGTTTCCGGCGCACTGGCGGCTGCACGGCAACAGCGCCGGGCCCATCCGCAACAAGCAGATGCTGGCCGAGGGCAAGCCGCAGCTCGTGATCGCGTTTCCTGGCGGCGACGGCACCGCCGATATGTGCAGGCAGGCCCGCGCTGCGGGCGTCACGGTGATTGATCTGAAAGATGAGCGCACGAGGGCAGAGGTAACGCAGCGATGGCGGACGAGGAGCCAAGGCGCGACTACAAAAGCGCCGCAGACCTCCTCCGCGACCGATACGGCGAGTTCAGGCCGCTCGGCGAGCTGAAGCGCACGCCCAGCATTTCCGACAAGCTGCTCGCGCTGGCGACCGCGCCAGCAAAGACGGCGGTCAAGATCGCCTCGGGGCTGGCCGATCTCGGCACGCTGCCGATGCGCGCCATGGACGCGAACCAGCGCTACATGGAGACCGGGCAGTACGATCCGGCCCCGTTCGTCGAGGCTGCCATGCTGCCCACGGGCGCGGGTGCGTTTGCCGGTGTGCCGCGCGCCGCAGGCGAGACCGTGCTCGGTGCCGGTGCCGTGCGCGATCCTGCCATGTGGCGCGGGCTCTCGGAGGTGAAGCTGCGCAAGCCGCTCGCCGAGATGGAGCGCACCATCGTCAATCCGCGCGCCTCGACAGAGCGCGTGATCTCGCCAGAGCAGCTGCAGGGCAACGTGCTGCTGCCAGCGCTCGGCGACCGTGCGGCGATTGGTGGTCAGGTCAGCAGGATCGGTGATGTGCCAATCAGCAACCCGGTCGATCTGCAGGGCGGCCACGGCTTCATGTCAGCCGAAGGCCCGCACGCCTGGGCCTCCGAAAAGGGCCGCATGACCACCATGGCGAACCGCGTGCGCAGGCTGCAGGACGAGTACGGCAACGTCTACGCGCCTTACACGGCGATGGGCGAGCGCGCGGTGGACTTCTCGCACCACATGAGCGACGCGCTCAGCGAAATGCTGAAGCACGCGCCGGTCACCGGCAAGGGCGCGGCCGAGTTCGATGCGCTGATGCGCGCGCCGCGCGGCAAGGACTTCCCGGCAGCAGAGAGCTGGCCGGGTGTCACGTCGCCCGATCTGCGCGATTATCTGATCAACGCGCCCGGCGTCATCCGCGCGAAGTTCGCCAAGGAAATGGACAAGGCGCGCTTCGCAAAGGAGGGCTTCCCCGACGTTGCGGAGGCCCGCTTCGCAGTTACTGATCCGCGCCTGCTCAACACGCCGTCGATGGCGTCGGGCCTGTCGATCTCGCGGCTCGACCCGGTGACCTCGGCGTCGCCGCATCGCACGTATTCGACTGGCATCCACGGTGACTATGTCGGCGGCTTCGGCCAGTCGATCCCGAAGGAGGTGATGTTCCCCGACATCGCTGCAGCCTATGCGGAGCAGGGCTACAAGCCGCAGCAGTTTAACTACCTGCTGGAGCGGGGCACCGCCCCGGTCTATCAGGAAACGAACCAGCGCTGGCTGGACACGGTGATGGATTACATCAATCGCGGTCGTGCCGAACCTTGATGGGCAGGCTGGTCTCGCGCGACAGGCGCTCGGCCAGCTCATGCGCCTTGTCGGCGGCGTCCTCGCCCTCGATGCTTTCGAGCAGGCTGAGCATCTCACCATCGGCGTCGAGCGCGCAGACGTGACACGCCTCGTCAACGAGGCGCAGGCAATCCACCTCGATGGTGGCGGTGTTGGGCGGGATCGGTCTCATGGCGCGATGATAGCGCACAAACCACGACGGGAGCGAGTGAAAAATTCGCGCAACTACCCCTGATCGCCCTCGCACGTTTTGCGCCTGTCAAGCCGCGATGCGGTCCATGCGACTTCTGCACCGGTCGCATCGTAATTGTTGCGAGTTTGTAATGTTTGGCGTTTGATGGTTCTCCCTTGGGAGGGGAGCCCGCAATGTCACAAGAAAAAGAGCGGCACCACTTTGCGCTTATGTCAGTGGTCGATGCGTTCACTGACATCACCGGGATGTCGGCCAAGCGGCTGGGTCGCTTGATCGGGATGCCGCATTTTGTATCCCACGTTCATGATGGCGTGGCGAACGAGCAGGAAATCAGGGCGGCCTTCGATCTGATGGGCCGCTTCTTCAGCAATCATGATCTCGGCGGAAGACGCCGCAGGGGAAATCCTCCGGCGAAAACTGCTTCGCGCGTCCCTCGCGGAGTGGTGCATCGCAAACGGCTACACGCCAGCCCGTCACCATCTGCTGCTGATCGAAAAGCTGGAGGCCCTTGCGCGGGGTGACATCCCGCGCCTCGCGGTGTTCATGCCGCCGGGCTCCGCGAAATCGACCTACGCCTCGGTCCTGTTCCCGCCGTGGGCGATGTCGCACTTTCCGAAGGCGCAGTTTCTCGCGGCCTCGCACACCACGGAGCTGGCCGAACGCTGGGGCCGCCGCGTCCGCAGCCTGATCGCCGAAAACTCGTCGATCCTCGGGATCACGCCTGACGACCAGAACCAGGCGGCGGGCCGCTGGGCGGTGAAGGAGGGCGGCGAGTATCTCGCCGCTGGCGCGCGCATCGGCATCGCCGGTTTCCGCGCGCTGTTCGGTGTGATCGACGATCCCTTGCGCAGCAGGGAGGACGCCGACAGCGAGACCATCCGTGAGCGGCTGTGGGAGTGGTACCTCTACGACTTCCGGCCTCGCCTGATCCCCGGCGCGCGGCAGCTCCTGATCCAGACGCGCTGGCACGAGGACGACCTCGCGGGCCGCTGCCTCAACCACCAGCCGTGGGAAGTGATCTCGCTGCCCGCTGAAGCGAAGGCGAACGACCAGCTCGGCCGCGCGCCCGGCGAGTTTCTGTGGGGTGACGACGCCTACGGCTACGGCGAGCAGCTGCGCGAGCTGAAGGAGACGACGCCGCCGCGCGTGTGGTCGGCGCTGTACCAGCAGGCGCCGGCTCCCGACGAGGGCGACTTCTTCAAGACCCAGTGGTTCAAGCCGCTCGACATCGCGCCATCCCACACCTTGATGCGCTGCTACGGCGCGAGCGACTACGCGGTGACGAACGAGGGCGGCGACTTCACCGTCCACGTCGTGCTCGGTGTCGATCACCTGAACAACCTCTATTTGCTAGATGTCTGGCGCGGTCAGAAGACGACCGATGTCTGGATCGAGGCCTTCTGCGATCTGGTCGAGAAGTACAAGCCGCTCGCGTGGGCCGAGGAGACTGGCCAGATCAAGGCGTCGGTCGGCCCCTTCCTTGAACGCCGCATGCGCGAGCGCCGCGTGTGGGTCAATCGCGAGCAGTTTCCGACGCGCGGCGACAAGGCGGTGCGGGCGCGCTCGATCCAAGGTCGGCTCGCGCTCGACGGCATCTTCTATCCGAAGAACGCGCCATGGGCGGCGGACTTCTTCGCCGAAATTCTCAACCTGTGGGTTGGCAAGCACGACGACCAGGGCGACGCGCTCGGCCTCGTCGGCCAGCTGCTCGACAAGATGGTGAAGGGCCGCGTCGGCGCGGCGCCAATCGTCAAGCTGCCGGATGACGGCTACCGCGCGGTGAAACGCAACAACAATGTGGATGCCATGACGCTATGATCAATCTCGACACGGCTGTCGCAAACTATGCGAGCTACGAGAGTGCCAGCGACACAGCCACCTCGAAACTGATCATCCGCCGCCGTGAGTTCGAGGATTACTGCTCGGCGAAATCGCGCGAGATCGAGGAGCAGCGGCTGTCATGGCGCTACTATCACGTCGATCAGTGGACGCCAGAGCAGCTGAAGGTGCTGCGCAAGCGGCATCAGCCGCCGATCACCTTCGACCGCACCGGGCGCAAGATCGACAGCCTGTCGGGCACCATCCGCCGCCTGCGCACCGACCCGAAGTGCTATCCGAACACACCGAACGGCGAGCAGGGGGCCGAGGTCGCCACGCAGGTGATCCGCACCATCAACGACGCCTCGTTCGCCGAAGACCTTGAAGTCGAGTGCTGCCGCGACGCGCTGGTGCATGGCATCGGCATCGATGAGCTGATGCTGGTGCCCGGCGACAAGGGCGACCCCGATCTGCGCTTCGTCTATGTGGACCCGCGCACGTTCTTCTACGACCCGCGCTCGTTGCGCTCCAACTTCGGCGACACCCGCTTTCACGGGGTCTACAAATGGGCGGACATCGACGAGCTGGACGCGCTCGCCGACGGCGCGTCGGAGCTCGTCAAGGAGCATCTCGACAGCGACGGCGGCTACTGGACCGCATTCGACACCGACCGCGAGAGCCTCTGGGTTGATAGCCGCCGCCGCGTGCGCCTGATCGATCACTGGTACAAGCGCGGCGATCAGTGGCGCTGGTGCCTGCACACGGGCAACGTCGAGATCATGAGCGGCGAGAGCCAGTTCTTCAACGAACGCGGCATGTCGATCTCCAAGTATCACGCGTTCGCCAACATGATCGACATCGACGGCGATCACTACGGCTTCGTGCGCCGCCTCAAGGGACCACAGGACGGGCTCAACCAGCACCGCTCCAAGGCGATCCACATCATGAACACCCGGCAGCTCAAGATCGCGCAGGGTGCCGTTGACGACATCGAGGTGACGCGGCGCGAGGCTGCGCGGCCTGACGGCGTGCTGGTCTACACCGGAGACCCGAAGGCGCTGGAGGTGCTGCAGCCGGAGCAGGAGTTTCTGCAGCAAACCAAATACTACGAAGACGCGAAAACCGAGATCGACAGCTTCGGCCCGAACCAGCAGCTGATCCAGGAATTTGGCCAGAACGTCTCCGGTCGCGCGGCGAACCTGCTGCAGCAGGCCGGGCTCGCGGAGCTGGGGCCGTTCCTGAAGAATTTCCGCATGTGGAAGCTGGAGCGCTACCGCGCCTGCTGGGTCGCGGCGCAGCATTACTGGACTGGCGAGCGTTTCCTGCGCGTGACCGGCGATCAGAACGTCGCGCAGTTCATGCAGATCAACGGCGTCGAGCTGGACCCGTATGGCCGCCCGATGCTGGTCAACGTGCTCGGCAACATCGATGTCGAGATCAAGGTCGATGAAGGCCCCGACACCGAGACGGTGATGGGCGACATCTTCGATCTCCTGATGTCGCTGAACCAGAACAATGCGCCGGTGCCGCCGCAGCTCATCATCGAGGCGTCGAACCTGCCGCTGTCCGAGAAGAAGAAGCTGCTCGGCATGCTGGCGCAGCCCGACCCTGCGAAGCAGGCAGCGCAGAACGCCATCATCCAGAAGACCATGGCCGAAGCTGCTCTCGCCAACGCGCAGGCGGGCAAGGCGCAGGCCGACGCTGGCAAAGCGCAGACCGCAGGTATGCTCAACATCGCCAAGGCGCGCACCGAAGGCATGCCGGACGGCGGCCCCGAACCGAAGACGCCGCTCGACTACGCGGAGCAGCTCGCCAACATCGCGGAGACGCAGGCGACCGCGGAGCACAAGCGCGCCTCGGCCGAGGCGTTACGCAACAAGGACCGCGTCACGCCGCTGCAGCTGCTCGCAGACCACGCGCAGCGCCACGCTGATCGCTTCTCGCAGTCCATCGAGCAGATCGCCAGCCGTGGCATCGAGACCTATCACCGCAATCTCGACCGGCGCGTCGATGACTTTCACCGCGCCGAAGACCGCGGCAGCCGCGAGCGCGTCGCGCGCTTCGCTGCCGCGCGTCGGCAGACTGCACAGAAATAGAAAACCGTCATCGCGTAGCCCGTCGTTATGCGGCGGGCCGGTGACGGGCGGGCGCGGCCTGTCCCCGCGCCCGCAACATCCTTCGTCCGCGTGAACGAAATCACGCACCACGCCTGACGCGAGCGACATCGCGTCACCCAGCGAGAGGGATGTCTCGCCACGCCGCTCGTCGCGATAGCCGGGCCACGTTTGCCGGAAACGACATTCCGGGGAGACCACAAGGCAATGACTGACATAACGCAGGGCGCTGACGCGCTCGACGAGAATGCTCTGTTCAACGCGGCTGTCGAAGCCGAGACGCTCGACAAGTTCGAGAACCCGCCACCCGTGAAGGAGCCGGACAAACCGGCCGCCCTGGCACCGGACGGAAAGACCGAACCGAAGACTGAGCCGAAGGAAGCCAAGACCGACGACAACGCCCCGGTCCCGCCGGGTCGCTTGCGCGAGGAGGCTGAAGCGCGGCGCAGCGCCGAACGTGAACGCGACGATCTGCTTGGCCCAGATGCAGCTGCTGGCGCGGCAAGCGCCGCCACAGCAGCAGCGCGAGCAGCCCAAGGGCGTTGACCTGTTCGAGAACCCCTCGGGGTTCGTGCAGCAGGAGCTGAAGCCGTACCTCGAAAACATCCACTCGCAATTCCAGATGCAGCGCGAAGCGATGTCTCTGGACTTCGCCATGCAGCGGCATGGCGAGGAGAAGGTGGGCTCCGCACGGCAGGCCCTTGAACAGGGCATGCAACGCGGTGATCCGCACGCGTGGAGCACCTACCAGCGCGCAATGGGTTCGCACGATCCCTACGGTGTCATCGTCAAGTGGCATCAGGACGGCGAGACGCTGCGCAACATCGGTGGTGATCTCGACGGGTACAGGAAGCGCATTCTCGAAGAAGCACTGGCCGATCCCGAGTATCGGGCTCGCGTCATTGAAGCTGCGAAAGGTCAAGCGGCAGCGACAGGGCAACACGTCGCTCGCCCAGTCAAGCCTGCGGTCGCCTCTCCATCGCTCGGCAACATCGGTGCCGGTGGAGGTGACGCACAAACCGTCGAACCCTCCGACGCTGAACTGTTCCGGGCCGCAACTCAGGCAAAGCGGCGCTGAAACGACGCGCCGCGCATCACCCAATGGTGAGCGGCTATGCTTACGTCCAACCACGTCAATAACGAGGTCATCAAGTTTCGCCGTCAGGTGATCTCGGACTTCCTGCGGCGCTCGCGCTTCGATCCGTTCATGGGCGACAGCTCCACGAACGTCATCGTGCGCCTTGCCGATCTCGAAAGCGATGGCAAGCAGGTCAACGTCCCGCTCGTCAACCAGATGTCCGGTGACGGCGTCGGCGCTGGCACGCTGCGCGGCAACGAGGAAATGCTCGACAGCTACGGCTTCCCGCTGTGGGCTGACTGGGCCCGCAACGCGGTCGCCAACAACCGCGCGTCGAACAAGGAGTCCTCGTTCAACGTCCGCTCGACCGCGCGCGATCTTCTGCGCGGCTGGGCACGCCGCGTCGTTCGTGACGACATCACGGACGCGCTGCTCTCGATCCCGACCTCTGCCGTGCAGGCGAACCGCTTCGGCGTTCCCGGCAACCGCGTGAACGGGATCAAGTGGTCGGCTGCGACCGCAGGCCAGAAGGACAGCTGGATGAACGCGAACCTCGACCGCGTTCAGTTCGGCACGGTGGCCGCCTCGGCGGTGCCGTCCACCTTCGCGGCGGCGGCGCTGCTGCTCGACACCACCGCCGACATCATGACGGCGGCTGTGGGCTCGCTTGCCAAGCAGAAGGCGAAGCAGTCGGGCGTCTCCTCGGCCAATCCGGGCGTCTACAACGGACGCCCCAAGATCACGCCGTGGGAGATCGAGGAGCTGGACGAGGAAATGTACGTCTGCTTCCTCGGCGACGGTGCGTTCCGCAGCCTGCAGAACGATCCCGTCATGTACCAGGCCAACCGCGACGCGCGTGCGCGTGAGGGCAACCCCGCCAGCACGAACCCGATCTTCACGGGCGGCGCGCTGCTGTTCGACGGTGTTCTCTACAAGAACATCCCCGAGATCACGCAGCGTCTCAACCTCGGTCTGATCGGCACCGCGTCGGCGAACGTCGAGCCGTTCTTCCTGTGCGGTCAGGCCGCGCTGGCCTACGCGACCGGCCAGATGCCGCGCCCGACGCAGCTGGAGGACGGCGACTACGACTTCGTCACCGGTCTCGGCATCGAGGCGCAGTACGGCGTCGGCAAGATCGCCAAGGCACCGCTCACGGCGTCCGGCGCGACGGTCGGCGATCTCGTCGATTGGGGCATGGTCACCGGCTTCGTCGCCACGACCTGATCTGACACGACCCACAACAGCGACAGCGTGGACGGACCCGCCCGCGCTGATTTTTTCTCGAACGATGAGATCATGACCATGGCTCCTCGCACTGCATACCGTCAGCCGCAGGCTGGCGGTCAGGGTTTCGCCCGCACCAAGAAGGTGTTTGGCGGCCCCACCATCACGCTCGTTGCCGGTGACGTTGCGCTCAACGCGCAGACGGCCATCGCCCGTGTCCCCAAGGGTTTCATCCTGCAGTCCATCGGCGGCACGGTCGGCGACCTCGATACCGGCGCGGCCCTGATGGTGGCGCTCGGTGATGCGGGCAACAACGCACGCTTCTTCGCCGCCAACGCGATTGGGCAGGCGGGCGGCGCGATGCCCGCGCTGGTCGCCGGTTCGGTCGGCTACGAGTTTCCCGACGATACCGACATCCTGTTGACCTCAACGGTGGCGGCAGCGGGTCTCGGCCCGACACCCACGATCAACCTGCTGCTGGAAGGCTACATGAAGTGAGGGACGCCGGGCTTCGGCCCGGCGTTTTTTCCGTTTCATGTGGAACGCACACCGTAAAGGGAAGCGCGATGAAGAAAGCAACTGTGACGTACACCGCGCCGAAGGGCGAGGCGAAGACGCTGGACATCGGCGGCACCACGCTCGTCACCGGCAAGCCTGACACCGTGGTCTGCGAGGACGCGCTGATGGCGCGCCTGGAGAAGGCGGGCGGCATGCTCAAGGTCGAAGGCGTGAGCGACTACACGCCGCCGAAGGAGGTCTCCAAGGGTGATGAGCCCAAGGAGGGCCCGAAAACGGAAGCCAAGGACGAGCACGGCAAGGCGCACCGCTAAGCCGAACGCGAAGAAGAAGGTGAAGAAGGGCCGCCGCTGAGCGGCCCTTTTCATTGGGGAGGGACGGATGGCGGTTCTACCAAGCGGCAATGTCATGGTTATCAACGGGCCGGTGATCGCGGCAGGCGAGAGCGTCTCCGACGCGATTGATGTCACCATGGGCCGTATCGTGCGGATCACGATGCCCGCCGACTGGCTGAACGCGGCGCTGACGTTTCAGGTCTCCAGCGACGGCGCGTTCTTCAACGACCTGTTCGACAGCAGCGGGCACGAGGTCACGTTCATCGTGCAGCCGGGCGTCGGCGTCGTCGTGCTCAGCGAAAACTCCGTGTCGTTTGGTTTCGTCAAATTCCGCTCGGGCACGCGCGAAAGCCCCGTGCCGCAACCGGCGCAGCGCGAGTTCGCCGTCGCTGTGCTGGACTACAGGGTGCCTACCATCGAGGCGTTCTCGATCCCGATCAAGCTGGTGACGTGATGGCAGAGACGCACAGCTGCGAGGAGCTGATCAACAAGGCTGCAGCGATCCTCGGCAAGTATGTTCCGGGTGAGGCGCTCGGCGATGTCGAGCACGCGACCATCGACCGCTGCATCGACGACGTGATCGCCGAGATCAACAAGATCGTCGCCATCTCCGACCGCAACGAAATCCCCAACCTCGTGTTCGAGACCATGGCGCGCCTCGTCGCGATCTACGCGGCAGCCGAGTTCTCGAACCAGCCGCTCGATCTGATGGCGGTGCAGCAGCACGAGCAGCGTCTGCGCTACCTGATCGCGCAGACGCCGACCTACGAAGTGCTGGCGGTGAATTACTTCTGATGAGCGATGTCCCGTTTCCCCTCCTGACAGCGCCGGGTCTCAAGCCGCAGGCCGCAGGAGGCCGCGTGCTCAACTGCTACCCGGAGAAGCTGCCCGAGACCGCTGGCAAGCCGTATGGCTGGTTCAGGGTGCCGGGCCTCAGCGCGTTCGGCACAGCGCCGAGTGGCCGCTTCCGTGGCGGCGTGCTGGTCAACAACAGCTTCTATGGCGTGTTCGGCACGTCGGTCTATTCGTTCAATTCGGCGGGTGGCGCGGGGACGGTGCTGCCGGGCACGATGCCGGGCTCGGGCATCGTCTTCGCCGCCCGCAACAACGCCGCCAACCCCGACGTGGTGTTCGTCTCGCCCGGCGACGGCGCGTTCTGGATCAATGGCAGCGGCGTGGTGGTCGCCTATCCCGATGTCAATATCGGCCAGCCCAATTCGGTGGTGTTTCACAAAGGGTTCTTCGTCTTCACCTACGGCAACGGCACCACGCGCACCTCGAACGTCAACGTCACCACCATCAACGTGCTCAACTCGGCGACGGCCGAGAGCAAGCCCGACACGCTCTATCGTCCGGTGCCACTCGCAAACGGTCAGCTGCTGTTGTGCGGCTCGACCTCGCTGGAAGTGTGGGGCGGCGCGAACGACAGCGGCTACCCGTTTTCCTACATCGCGACCATCGGGCGCGGCCTCGTTGGGCCCGCCGCGATTGCTGGTAGCGAGGACGGGTTCGGCAAGGGCATCTTCCTCGTCGGCGACGACTACCGCGTCTCGCGCCTCAACGGTTACGACTGCGTGCCGATCTCCAACTCCGACATCGACACGCTGATCGAGCGCGAACCGGTCAAGAGCAACATTCGCGTCGGCGTCTTCAACTCGCGCGGCCACGGCTTCGTCGTCGTCCAGGGCGCCGCATGGTGCTGGATTTTCGACACCACGCTCAACACATGGCACGAGCGGCGCTCGTACCTGCAGCAGTATTGGCGCGGCCTCTATCCCGTGCAGGCTTTCAACAAGTGGCTGTGCGGCGACAGCGACGGCGCCAACTTGTGCGAGATCAGCGCGCAGGTGCGCAAGGAGCTGGGCAACCCGATCAGCATGCGGATCGAGACCGGCCCGTTCGGTTCGTTTCCCAACGCGGTGCGGATCAACGCCATCGAGCTGTATTTGACCAAGGGCGCGAGCGACGCGACCGGTCACGACCCCGACGAGACCAATGTCGAGATCGCGATCTCGATCTCCCGCAACGGCGGTCAGAACTGGTCGAACCCGCGCAACGTCAAGATCGGGCGGCAGGCGATCACCAACGGGCGGGTGCGCGCCTCGATCTGGGGACAGGCCGAAGTGCAGGGCGTGCGCTGGCGGTTCGAGGAGAGCGCGGGCGTGGACTTCGCGTTCATGGGCGCTGACATGCTCGGGGACAAGCTGCGATGAGGACGAAGTTCTCGTTGCCCGCGCAGAACGTGCCGATCCTTTTGCCTGACGGCACCATGAACCCGACTTGGTACGAGAAGCTCAAGGTGATCGAGAGCTTCGTCAATCTGTTCGGCTACATCGAATTTTCGCGGCCGACCTCTCCACCCGCATCGCCGCCGACCGTCACCTCGATTGCCAACAATCAGGTGCTGATCTGGGACGCGACACAGGGCCAGTTCAAGGCTGGAGCAAACTGACATGGCTGGTGTCTTTGACACGCTGTTCGGCGGTGGTGCCGAACGCGAAGCTGCGGAAGCCAACCGGCGGCTCGCGGCCCAGTACCAGACCTCGTCGCTTGATGCGCTCAACAGCACCTACGGCGAAGGCACCGCCGCGATCAACAAGGGCATCTCGGCTTACGACCCACTCGCCGCGCTCGGCACCAAATACAACGCTGCAGGCGATGTCTGGATGAATGCGCTCGGCGTCAACGGCGCCGACGCCGCGAAGGGCGCGCAGTCCGTCTTCCAGACCACGCCCGGCTACGAGCTGACGCAGAACGCCGCGCTCGATGCCATCGACCGCAGGCGCGCCATCGGCGGCATGTACGCGAGCGGCAATGCCGACATCGACACCGGCAACTGGATCACCAAGAACCTCTACGAGACCCAGTACCAGCCGTGGATGGCGGGCCTGCAGGGCGCCGCTGGCATGGGCGGCCAGTACACGGCGGCGGCGGCACAGGGCCAGCAGGGCGGCTACACCAATCTCGCAAACCTTGCGCAGACCTACGGCCAGAACCAGACCAACGTCTACGGCAACAACATGAACACCAACGTCGCGGCGAACAACCAGCAGGCAGCGGGCGAGGCGGCGGGCGCGAAGAACCTGCTCGGCGCGGGCCTGTCCATCGCGGGCGCGGCGTTCGGCATGCCGGGCCTCGGCTCCAGCTTCACAGGCGGCGGCGGTGGTGGCGGCGGCGGTGCCTACTCTGGCGGCTCCTACAACTTCTCAGGCTCGCCGCTCGGGCAGGGCCTGAGCAAGTTGGGCGGCATGTTCGGCTTCGGCTAGGAGACCGGCGATGGCGATCAACCCCGTCCGGTATGACATGCCGGGCTCCTTCATCGGCGAGATCGACTGGTCACCGCTGGCGCGCATCGGTGAGACGCTGCGGAAGAACCGCGAGGAGGAGGAGGCCGCGCGCCTGATCGCGCAGCTCTACGGCTCGGGTCAGCAGAATGGCCCCCAGCAGAATGGCCCTCAGGTGACTCAGCCGCCGCCCGTGGGGAGTCCGCCGGGCGCGGCGACTGCACCGCCCCCCGCCGCTGCCGCGCCACCGCAGGCGCTCGCTGGCCCGGTCCCGATGCCCCGGCCGCGACCGCAGGAAGCGAACGGTGTGCCGGGCCCGCAACTGCCCGCCGGGGCGCCCCCGCCGCCCGCCTGGTTCGATCAGGCAGGCGCCCAGAATTGGGGTCAGTACCCGCTGCGAGGTGGCACCGCGCCCGTGCCGACCACGCAGCCGCCGCCGTGGCCCGGCGCAGACGCGCCGGTAGCGCAGGCATCTCCGCAGGCTTCGCCCGTGGCGGCTCCCGCAACTCCTGCTCCTGCAGCGCCTGCGGCCTCGCCCGGTCTCGCAGGCGATCCCATGGCGCGCTACGCGCAGGCAACGTCCGCCATCGAGAGCGGCAGTCCGCAGGGCAACTACCGGCTGGTCGGCCCGCAGACGAAGACCGGTGACCGCGCCTTCGGCCGCTATCAGGTGATGGGTGCGAACGTCCCCGAGTGGACGGAGCGCTATTACGGCCAGCGACTGACGCCGCGTGAGTTTCTGATCAATCCGCAAGCGCAGGACGCGGTCTACAAGGGCGAGTTCGGGCGCCTCGTCGATAAGTACGGCCCGACCGGCGCAGCCAAGGCGTGGTTCGCTGGCGAGCGCGGCATGAACAATCCGAACGCGCGCGACATCCTCGGCACGTCGGTGTCGAGCTACGCGGATCGCTTCAACCGCAACCTCGGCCTGCCGCCCGAGATCACGTCGGGGGCGTCGCGCGGCGCGCCGCAGAGCAACGCGCTCGCCTTCAACGAGGTGCGCAACGGCGCGGTCGGCGCGCTCGTCAGCGACCAGCCGCAGGCCCCGGCGGTCAGCCCGGAGCAGCTGGCGGCGCTCGCCCGCAATCCGCTGACGCGACCGCTCGCCATCGGCCTCGTGCAGAAGCAGCTCGATCCCGGCACCTACGACTTCAAGATCGTCGGCGACAATCTGGTGCGGACCAACAGCCGCACGGGTCGCTCCGAGATCATGATGCGCGACGTGAAGAACGATTTCGAGGTGAAGACGGTCAAGGATGACGACGGCAGCGAGCGTCTGGTGCGCGTCAGGAAGCAGGGCCCTGAAGGGCCCATCGATACCGGAGGCAGCGCCTCGCAGGCGAACACTGGCAAGCTGCCGCCGAACCACCGCTGGATCGATCCGAACGACAAGAGCAAGGGTGTCGAACCGATCCCCGGCAGCGAGGCCGCTAAGGTCGGCGACGAGATCGTTGCGCGCGTCGGTCTTGCGCGCTCCTTCATCGGCACGTTGTCCGATCTCAAGGCCCGCGTCGCGCGCGGCGATGTCGGCATCGACAACTGGCAGAACCACACGCAGGCGATGGCGAATGTCGGCGTGCCCGGCGAGACCAAGCGCATGCTCGACGCAGGCGTCGAGGCTCTCACGCGCATGCTGACCGGCGCTGGCATGAACATCGACGAGGCGAAGCGTCAGGCACAGCAGTACAGCATCACCGCGCGGGACACGAAGTGGACGATCAACTCCAAGATCGACGCCCTCACGCGCCACCTCGACAGCATCGGCGAAGACCTCGGCCGCTCGCGGGGCGGCGGCAATCTGCTGCGTCGGCCGATCCCCGGCAGTGACGCACCGGCTGCGCCTGCCGCCACACCGGCAGCGGCTCCGCAGGGCGCGAAGCGGATCACGACCGACGCCGAGTATGACGCGCTTCCGCCCAACACGCTGTTTGTCGGGCCGGATGGCAAACCGCGAAGGAAGCCGTGAACATGGGCTGGCAGGACGCACCCGTCGTCACTGGCGGCGGTTGGCAGAGCGCTCCACTTGCCAACGAGGCACCGCCCGTTGCTGAGCCCGCTGTTCCTGAAGGGCCGCTGTCGTGGTCGGACGTGCCGGGTCTTGCACTGCAGAACGCGCCGTCGAGCATCGGCAACTTCGTCTCCGACATCGTGCAGCCGATCCTGCATCCCATCGACACCGCGACCGCGATCAAGAATGTCGGGCAGGGCTATCTCGAAAAGGGCGGCCTGATCTCGGGCGACCAACACACCCAGTACGCCGACGCGGTGAACCAGTATTTCGCCAACCGCTACGGCTCGACGGAAGGTTTCAAGCGCGCCCTGGCGGAAGACCCTGTCGGTGTGTTCGGCGACATCTCGACGGTGCTCACGGGCGGCGAGGCGGTGCTCGGGCGCCTGCCGGGTCTCGCTGGCAAGGCCGCGAAGGCCGCAGGCACGGCGGGGCGTTTTGTCGATCCGCTCAACGTCGTCACCAAGCCGCTCGCTGGCGGCGTTCGCCTCGGCGACTATGCGCTCGGCACGCTGACCGGCGCAGGCCCGGAGCCGGTCAGGACGGCGCGACAGGCGGGTCGCGAAGGTGGCGCTGCGTCGGAGGCGCTCACGTCGCAGATGCGTGGCGTTGCCCCCATTGACGAGATCGTTGACGACGCGCGTGCAGCTGCAGCTCACATGAAGGGACAAGGGCAGGCGGCCTACCAGCGCGAGATGGCGGCAACCCGCGCCAACACCACGCAGCTCAACTTCAACGACATCGACGCTGCGGTGAACCGCATCGACAACATCGTCACCTTTCATGGTCGGCCGCGCGCGGAGCTGGTGCCGATCCGCGACCGGCTGGTCGATCTCGTCAACGAGTGGAAGGGCCGTGACCCCGCGCACTTCCACACGCCTGAGGGTTTCGATGAGCTGAAAAAGGTCATCTACGAGGATGTGCTCGGCACCCTGCCGTACGAGAACAAGGCCGCGCGCAAGATCGCTGGCGATCTCTACGGCGCAGTGAAGGGCACCATCGTCAAGCAAGATCCGACCTACGCGCGCACGATGGCAAACTACGAGCGGCACAGCACCGCGCTGCGCGAGCTGGAGAGCATGATCGGCCGCCCCGGCACGAACGTCGATGCGGCGCTGCGCAGGCTGACCTCGGTGATGCGCAACAACGTCAACACCAATTTCGGCAAGCGCGCCGCGATGGTCGAACAGCTGCAGCAGGCGGGCGCGCCGCAGCTCACCAACAAGATCGCGGGCGCGTCGCTGTCCAGCGCGGAGCCGCGCGGCCTCGCCAAGGGCGCGGCTGGCGTCGAGCTGTACCACGCGCTCGGCGAGTTGGCGGGGGGCAACCCGCTGCCGCTCGCGAAAATCCCGCTGACGCTCGCGGCCGGGTCGCCGCGTCTCGTCGGCGAGGGCTCGCACGCGCTCGGCGTCGCGCAGCGCTACATGGATCAGTACGGCTATCGGGCGCTGGAGGGCCTGCGGCAAACCGGCCGCGTCCCGCGACTATACGTTTCACCAAACCGCGATCAGTAGCCCGCCTCTGGCGGGCTTTTTGTTGAGGCACAGATGGCAGGCACCATCCCGCTTTCACTCACCCAGCAGTTCGACGAGTTCGGCAAACCGCTGTCGGGTGCGCTGCTCTACATCATTCAGGCGGGTACGGTGAGCACGCCGCAGCAGCCCTATCAGGACGCGTCGCTGACCATCCTGCAGCCGAACCCGATCCAGCTCGACGCCGCTGGCCGCGTGCCACAGTTCTTCCTGGCGGACGGCTACATCAAGGTGCGCCTCGACGACAAGTTCGGCGTCACCCAGCTCGCGCGCGACGGCGTCCTCGTGATCGGCCCCAGCGCGGGCGGGGGCGGCGGTGGTGGCGTCGATCCGACCACGCTCATTCAGACCGGCGCCATTCAGCCGTTCTACGGGACGGGCGTGCTCGCCGGTTTCGTCCGCATGAACGGGCGCACGATTGGCTCGGCCACGTCCGGCGCCTCGGAGCGCGCCAACTCGGACTGTCAGGCGCTGTTCAATTTCCTCTGGAATGGTGACAGCACGCTTCCGGTGGCGCCGTCGCGCGGCGCGTCGTCGGCGGCGGATTGGGCGGCGAACAAGACGATTGGCACGCCGGACGCGCGCGGGCGCACGCTCGCCGGTCTCGGCGCCATGGGCAGCACCGACGCGGGGCGCCTGTCGCTAACCTATTTCGGCATCAACCCCGATCAGCTTGGCGCCGCCAGCGGCTCCGAAATCAGGGCGCTGGCGCTCGCCAATCTTCCGCCGATCACGCCAGCGGGCGTTGTCACCAACGGCGCCATCACCATCAGCCACAACGCGCAATTCATCGGTGGCGGCGCCCTCATCTCCAATAGCTCGCCGGGCGGTTCGTTTCAGAACAATGGCGCAACAATCACCGCCTCGCAGGCCGCATCCACGTTTACCGGCTCGACCGGCGGCGGCTCAAGCTCGCCGTTTTCGGTCACGCAGCCGACGTTGCTGCTCACGCTCTACATCAAATTGTGAGGCGCCATGTATACCGGCTATTTCGCGACCACCTCCAATCGCGGTGACTGGTCCGAAGCCATCATGCTCGCCGACGCCGAGAGCGGCGACATCATCGACATCACCGGTTGCCGGGTGACGCTGAGCGTCGCTGATGAGCAGGGCGGCGTGCGGCTGAAAGCCTCGACCGACGACGGCTCGATCACGCTGCCCGATGTCGGCACCTTCCAGTGGGATTTCGATGAGAACCAGATGAGTGGCCTGTGCCCTGGCGCCTACAACGTCGGCGTCCGCATCTCGCGCGACGACCGCACGGTGCAGCTCGTGATCGGCAGCGTCAACGTGATGGAAGGTATCGACCAGCAATGAGCGACGCCATCAAGCTGAAGGTTCTGCCGCAGTTTCCATCGAGGCTGACCGGGCGCGCTGGCATCGACGTGACCAAGGAGAGCGGCGAGTATTTCCTCGATCTCGACTACAACGATTTTCCGGTCATCGGTGCGGTGCCTGCGGGCGTGACCTACGCGCTGATTTACGATCAGGCGACCAAGCAATATGCGCAACTGCCGATTTCGCTGCTCGGCGGTGGCGGCGGCGGAATCACTGACGCACCCAGCGACGGCACGACCTACGGACGTAACAACGCGGCGTGGGCGCGCGTGCCCGCCATCACCGAGGTTCGCGCGAGACTGACGGCGGATCGCGCGTTGTTCGTGAACGGCGCAACGGGCAACGACGCCAATAATGGCCTCACGACCGGGACTGCCTTCGCCACGCTGCAAAAGGCGATGGATGTCATCGCGGCGACTGACAACAGCACCTTCAACAACACCGTCACGGTCGCAAACGGAACCTATGCGCAACTCATTCTGAAATCCTACTTGGGCTCTGGCAACGTCACCTTCACCGGCGACGCCGCCACGCCGGGCAATGTCATCATCAGTTCTGCCGGTGTGGCGGTGTATGCGGCCAGTGTCGTCGGCGGGAATTTCTTTCTTAGCGGCTTCCGGCTGCAATCGTCGGGCGCGCAGGACATCAATGTCGGCTCATACACCATTGTCACGCTGACCAGTTGCGAATGGGCAGGCACGAGCGCCAACTATCGCATGTATTGCGCCAATTTTGGCAGGCTGCAACTCCAGGGCGCGCACAAGGTGCTGACGGGCGGGGCCGGTCTCCTGCTCTGCGAGATCAGCGGATTTCTATACATCAACGGCGCTGCGTTCACGATTGGCGCGAACGTGACCTATAGCACTTCGACAGCGGTCGCTCGAACGCTCGGCTACATCAGCGCCTTTACCACGACGTTCAGCCTCGGCGCATTTGTGGTGACTGGCCAGCGCTATCAGGTCGTCACCAACGCCGTGATTTCCGACACCGGCTCAATCACGCTGTTTCCGGGGACGGTGGCGGGCTCGGTTGCAACAGGCGGGCAATACACATGAGCAAGGAATACAATGTCTTTGACTGGTTCTGGATCGTCGCTGGCGACGCCACGCAGGCCTATTCGTCCAAGCTGCGCGATTACGTGGTGGCGGCCGATCCCGCCTATTTGACGTTCGTTGCTGACGGCACGCTGCCGACACCGATTGACAGCGAGCACAGTCTCGGCGGCGTGATGGCGGTGTCGAACCTGCTACGGCCGATCCCGACCGGGGTGCTCGACGGCTACACCGACGCGCTGACCCAGAAGATCGCGCAGCAGCCCGACTTCGTGCTGTGGGTCGAAGTGTATCAGTCCGTACTGGCGCTGCCGAACGTGGCGGCTGCGCTCTCCCATATCAAGTCCCGTCTATGAGTGTTCCGTTCCTCAGCGTCAAACCGCGCGCCATCAAGCTGAAGGTGCTACCGCAATTTCCTGCGCGGCTGGTCGGGCGCGCGGGCGTCGATGTCACCAAGCAGAACGGCGACTACTTCATCGACCTTGATTATGCAGACTTCCCCGTCATCGGCAGCGTGCCAGCTGGCGCCACCTACGCGCTGATCTTCAATCCCGCGACCGGGCAATATGCGCAATTGCCGATCTCCCTGCTCGGCGGTGGCGGGGGTGGCGGCATCCCTGAGGCACCGAATGACGGCATCCTGTACGGCCGGAAAAGCCTCGCGTGGTCGGCCGTGCCAGCCGCGCCAGTCATTCCGCCCGTCCGCGATATGTTGACGGCGGCGCGCACCTATTACGTCCGCCCTGATGGCAGCAACGCCAACAATGGCTTGGCGGACAATGCTGGCGGCGCCTTCCTGACGATCCAGAAGGCGATTGACGTCGTCGCCTCGCTCGATCTCTCGATCTATCAGGTGACCGTCATCGTGCGCCCCGGTGGCGGCGGCAATCTCCATGGTGGCAACCTACTTAAAAACTATGTCGGCGCGCTTGCGCCCATCATCGTCGGCGACGAAACGACACCCGGCAATGTTGTGGTCGATGGCAACGGGTCGTCGGCCTTCATTTCCGACAATGTGCGCCCGTGGCATATTCGCGGCATGCGGATACGCGCCACCTCTGCCGGGAGCGGCTTTGATGCGAGCAGCGGCGGCATCATCTATTTCCAGAAAATTGATTTCCAGACGTTCAATCAGGGTTACGCTCACATGCGGGCGAGCGGGGCCGCGATCATTGCCGCAACCGGCAACTACACCATCAGCGGCGACGCGGGCTTCCACTTGTTGGCCGTCAACAACGGATATATGGCAAACTACCTCGCTGGCACTGTGCCGCTGACTGGGACGCTCAATTTCAGCCAAGGTTTTGCCTACGCCAAGCAGGGCGGCGTGCTCTACACGTCCGGCATGACATTCAACCCGGCGGGTGCGACCGTGACCGGGCCACGTTACGCCGCAACCTCGAACGGCGTCATCGCGACAGGCGGCGGCGGCGCCAACTACTTCCCCGGCAGCATTGCGGGCAGCATCAGCAATGGCGGCATCTACGGCTAG